ATTGTCTCACCTCTCGGACTGACCGAGGGCCGCACATTCGCTAAGACCTCACCACAATATCGTTCGCTGGGTAACATTCTCTACGAGGTGTTGCAGAGTCTGAACGCGGGCTATACGAAGGTCATCTTCCCCAATGACACGCCTGAGCTGGCGGGTAAAATCAATTCACTGGTGATATGCCCATTCAGCAACGACTTTCCCCAGATAGCGCAGACCGATCCCGCGCTTCTGCTCTACGACCCCATTAGCATGATGGACTTCCTGACCTATCTGTGTAACGCCTACGGATGGATGGTGCACGACCAAGCCGACGTGCTGGTTTTCACCCGTCTTGACTATACGGGCGGTTATTATTCTTACACCTATAACTCCCTTGTCGTGCCCACAGGAAAGGCGCAAGAGACCGAAGGTGTGCAGCCTGTCATGGGAAACACGGAGGCGGCCCTCGAAGACTATTTCACGTTCGCAGATGACTCGGCTGTGATGACCAGCATTCAGCCGTTGAAGTCGCTCACGCTGAACTACACGTCTCGTGATATGAATAGTTTTGTCTTACCATATAATCACTCGACGTATGTGAGCGATGTGATTAGCAATCAGAATATCGCCGTATGGTTGAAACCCGCATGTCCTGAAATTTCTGGTGGCATGTTGAACACGCAGGGGAGTCAGTTGTATACGGATGTTGGCCGACCCATAACGCCTGGGGTGTATCTGTCATATTGTGGTGAGTCAGACGGCACATTCTTCGGTACTGTAAAAAAGGAAAACCCAGGGGCTCCGCTACAAGAGCGCATCCTAATCCAACCTTCTAACAGTTGGCAGGTTGGTCTTGAGCTGGTGCAACTTAAATTCTACGAACATCCCCTATATTTCGGTTTTAATCTGAAAATTGAAATGACGTGGGGTGTAGATATTAAGAGTCTTGCAAATGTCGAACGACGTAACAACCTCTACCTCGGCTATCGGGTGTATAATGCTTCAATCGAAGAAAGCGGGGTTATTACTATCGACAAGAAGACGGGGACAGGTGTCGCTTCAATCTCCCTTCCGTATGCACCAGGTGTTATTCTCCCAATCTCGACAGAACCGCTGACGGTTTCATTGACTCTGCCATCTGTGCAGTCTGGACATGGATTCCAGAGCAACGAAGTATATGCAATCGAGAGGATTGGCTTTGAGGTCTTTGAAGGAAGATTCGCGAAATACAAGGTATATAACGTCGATTACGATGAGATACGCGGCGATAATAATAGCGATGTCGAGGGGTCTGTGGACATGCCCATTACGATGTATCATTATTGTATCGGACAAATTGACATCGAGAATCGTTCCGTTCCGTCGGGAATATACCCCTACCTCTTCCAACAGCAGCGCAGGCTTCAAGCGGCCTTCCGCCTGGGGACCATGCCAGCGCATCCCTATAACATTAAGTTCAACTATGCGAATATGAACTGGAGGTATATCGCCGCAGAGTTCCATCCGCGTGACGACGAATACCGCCTAACGCTTCAATCTTCACCAGTATATTGATAATATGATTATTCAAGGAAAAGACCTGATTGTGACCGCCAACGGCTCGGTTATCGCCGCCGCCAAATCGTGCTCGCTCAAAGTTCAAAGCGACACGTTGGAGGTCAGCAGCCCCACACAAGGGAAATATCGAACCTTCATCCCTGAGCGGATGTCGTGGAGTGTCAACACCAATCACTTGCTGTTGCTCGACGAGCGGTACGACGGGCACATCGTAGCCAAGAGCCAGTTGACGCAGCGTGTGTTCCCGATTACGGGAGTGTCATCGGTGACGGCTGGCGGTGAGTCGGTCAACGTAACATCGCGCGGTTTGTCGCTCATCACGCTGTCGGCCACGGCACCCTATGCACCGACAGACGTTGAGACCTTCGACACCTGGAACGATGACAGCGCGTGTGCAACGCTCACCACACGACTGACGGGAATATCATCGGGACTCTATGCCCTGGTGAGCTACGATGCCTACGGCATGACCGAAGCCCTACGCACAGCCATCGGCACAGCCTTCTCGGTAGATGCATCACCAATTCCGTTGACGCTGATGAACAACAACGCCCTGACCATTATCGGCGGTCCGGCGGCAGGCACGGGTGCAATATGCCTGAATGTAGGCGGGCGACGTGCAGAGACACAGCTTTATCTGAATAATGGGGCGACGCTGCTGGCTACCCCGTTGCGTAATAGCGTGGCCCGCGTGGGACAGGTCTACACGTTGGAGATGTCGCTGTCGGGATTCCCCACCGACCGCGTGACCGGTCAGGCAATATGTACCGAGTATTCGGTGCAGGGAGCGAAGGGCACGCTCGTACAAGGTGGCTTCTCGTGGCAGGGTACGGGACCTTTGACATGAATTTTTCTTCATACATTGATTTTAAGTGATATTGATTATCAGGGTAAACCCTCGCAGTGATTGCGGGGGTTTATTGTAATACAATATCTGTTTTATGAATTTTCTGACATTTACGCAAATCAAACAACAGCTACGGCTCGACGATGAGCAGGCGGCATGGGAGCAGGAACTGCTCGAAGACTACGGCGAGGCGGCAGAAGATACGGTCTTGAACCTCATCAACCGCAGTCTCGACGAGGTGCTTTGCATCTACGGCAAGGTGCCCGCCCCGCTACGTCGCGCGGCGTTGCTGTTGGTTGATAATCAGTACAAGGAGCGTTCGCCCATCTCGCCTCAGAATATGAGCTGCGTGCCCTATTCTTTTGATTTACTCATCAAACCCTACATGAAGTTGACAATATGAATTGCTGTAATCATAACAAGATGCCGCGCCCCGTTCGCGGTAATGCCTTCAACGTGGCTGTCACGGTTGTGGCCCGCCGGATTGACGGTACTGTCATCGACGACTTCGCGCTGACCAGCGAGGCGGTGTTAAATGTCACGCACGGCACGTCGAGCGTCGAGAAAGAATATACCATCATCGACCAGAACGTGGCCGTAATACACTTCAACGGCAACGATGCCGCAGGTATCTACGGCGTGGAGTTTACGGGAGAATGGAGCGGTGAGCCGTGGCGGTTTGCTGTGCCTGTTGTTTTCCAGGTTGTCGAGTTGACCACGCAGGGCTGGCTGCCGCAAGACGGCATTATCTATGAACCAACCTATGAGGTAGATGCGGAGATAGTGATTGCTGGTAGTGGCGGTGGTGGTGACGTGCAGGCCGACTGGACCGAGACCGACCCCGACAGCCCCGCGTATATTCAGCACAAGCCGACCATCTACACACAGGCCGAGACCAATGCACTGCTGGCCGGCAAGCAGAATGAGCTCGTCAGCGGAGAGAATATTAAGACCATCAACGGACAATCGATTGTCGGCAGTGGTAACGTGGAGATTCCTACGGGGCTAACGACAGCCTACCAGGTTGTAGACGCTGGTCTGCTCTACCTCGACCAGACGGAGACCTATTACGAGGTGCCTGCCACAGTCTACACGGCATTGAAGGCGGTGTGGGATGCGGGAAAGGCGCCAGTTCTGAAGGGTAGCCTTAACTCTCACACTACGGGCTTTTCGCTGATACCTACAAGTGAAGATGGTAGTACGTTCTATTGTTTCTTCCATGCTTACAACCCTATGCAAGGTGGCAATCGTTGGCACTTGTCTGGAACTATCCGTTCCACAGGCGGACAGCTCTACCCCGAGGAGGAGCAGAAGCCTATCACGGTAGACCAGTCCGTGATAGAAGGCTCTCAAAACCCCGTCAGCGGAGGCGGTGTGAAGACCTATGTGGATGGTGTGGTAGGAGATATTGACACAATTCTTGACGAAATAAATGGGGAGGTGATATAATGGGAACGATAGCACAGAAGTTACAGGCAATTCTTGACAGCAAGGCTGACATCAAGGATGCCATCGAGCAGAAGGGAGTAGAGGTAGGTACTACCCCGTTGAGCGGCTATGCACAGAAGATACTCGATATTCCAACAGGTGGGGACACCGATGGAATGAATGGCTTTCTTTCGGTGGAAAGCAAGACCATTTCCACCTCACCGACGCAGACCATAAACATCGCCTATAACCCCAAGTGTGGGATTATGGATGAGAATAACGAGCTGTGGGATGTGTTGGACTGGCATCAGCGTTGGGTAAATAACGGCTATTCGGCAAGTGGGCTCAGCAAGCCAACTGGAATATGGATGGAGGCCTTCGGCATGGAGTTAAAGTACCTTTGGCCTATCGAGGATGCGGTAGGGTACAGTGATGTGACGGGAACGATTGCCGTGAGGAAGAATACATTTCCGTTCTACATCTATGGCCAAGAGTTCATTTTGACAGCCACAACAGCCGACAGGACTGTATGGCCTGCTAATCAATCTGGAAACATCTCACATGGGACAGCAGGGAAATACAGAAGTGCCACATGGAGGTCGCGGCTGAATGGTGAAGGCCTTGATTTGATATGTGATAATACAAGAGAGACGTTTACCATTCCAAATCGAGAAACCAAACCTATCGAATATTATTTCATGGGGGAAAACCATGAAGACTATATGGAAATGTATTATGAGCGGTGTGAGTTTCTTCGAGCGATGTTTGCCGTTTGTTCGGGAATTGCTACAATGGAGGTAGATGGTACGGTGACACAGGTAGACATTCTCAATAGCAGCGGCCAACAGGCTGCGGTAGGCGAGGATATGTACTTCTGGATTGGCGGACATAATACGGGATTGTTGGCAAAGTACAATTTGAACTGTTTTGTAAAGAGTGGTGTGAACGTTACCACAGGCTCATTAACACAAACCATTGCAGACGCAATCTATGATAAGCAAAAGGCGAATGGAGTGAATATGAATGACACTGGGGTCAATTCTTCGACCAAGCCTGTGAAGGTTGTAGGAATGAAAGGCGCAGAAGCAGTCGCTGTGGATGGCTATTGGTATATTAAGACACCTTATATCGGATTTCCTAACGAAACAGCGTTTATGGATTCAAGAAATACACCTGATGACCCATTAGTTTACGTTTGCCGCCATCATAATGTGGTTATAGCGACAGGCAGGATGTATTACCCCTACTATCTTAATAAATTTACATTGGTGACTGCTATTGTTAATCTATTGCGAAATACAGAGGGAATGAACTCTGAAATTCCCGATATAATCAATACGGTTATTTTCACAGTAATTCCCGCTACCACAGCTTATGTGCAGGTTGTGAGTATGCTTGAAGGAGGACTCAACAGATATAATCCCATAAACAACTATAGGATTCTGCCCCTCCCTCTCAGTTCGACAATTTATACAAAACATCAATCTCTATGAAATTAGGAAAGAAAAATGAATATGACGACATGCTGCTCGTGGAATGTGAGCATGGCATGGAGGTAGGTGGAGAGCGTACCACCGAGGAACTATATGCGGACGGCTACAAGGATGTCTGCGAGGTGGAACGGCCAAGTGACAGCGCGTGGTGTAGTTACGAAGACTATGGAACGTGCTATGTGCAAGTGTGGCATGAAGATGTGCCAGAAGACTTCGAGGAGGTGGAGGATGAATCTCTCAGGGCTGAGTACAGGGAGTTGGAGAATATAACGACTGAATGATATGGGATATTCAACAGGACTATTACGCGACCTCGTGACCATTCTCAACCGCAAGGAGGCTGAGCGCGGGAAGTTCGGGCTCGACAGTGCAGGCATCGAGTTCGAGACCGCTGGTGTAGTGTGTGCCAACGTGACGTGGGCGAAGGGTAAGCAGGCGATGAACGCCGGTGCCCTCGACGTGTACGGTGTAATCATGGTCAGGATGCGTTGGAACACCATCGTCACAGACCGCAGCCGGATTGTCTATCAGGGGAAGACCTATCAGATTCTCGGCGATACCTTTCACGCACAACGTCAGGACAACGAGATTCAATTCCACGCACAGCTTGTCGTGAATAATCAATAACTATAACAATATGGAACACATCAAAACAACAGAACTCGCCCAGGGCATCTACCGGCTCGAAGCCGAGGAGGGCTATGCACTCCTGTCAAGGTACACTGGTAGCATTATCGAAGAGAGTATTATAACCCGCGACCTCGCACAGTGGGAGGCCGTAAAAAAAGAAGAGAGCAATGGAGAAGATAGTAGTCAGCATGACAACGTGGCCACCGAGGTGGAAGGGCGCGGTCAAGGCGATGCGGGAAATAGCAAGCCAAAGAAGTCAGCTAAGAAGGGATGATGTCGACGTGCATCTCGTGCTCGTGCTCTCGTCGATAGAATGGACCGACGTGGAGCACTACGACGCCGTGTGCAGCCGCCCGTCGGTCGTTCCCTTGCTTAATGAAATGACCGCCCTCGGCGTGGAGGTGATATGGGACTGTGGCAACACCAAGCCACACAAGAAGCTCATGCCGACACTGAAACAGTACGGCGACGCTTCCATCATAGTAGTCGACGATGACATCCGCGAGGCGGAGGGCTGGCTTGAGACGATGATAGACGACCACATGGCACATCCCGACGACATCATCTACGGGCAGAGCATCGGTCGTGTGAGTCTCGATGCTTTCGGCAGTATCATCGAGGAACGTGTAGAGGGGTGGCCCTTGTCGAAGCCTGGAGAGGTCAGCCAACTGTTGAAGCCAGCCAGCGGCAGCCCTGGCACGCTATACCCCGTCGACACCTTCACCGACAAGCGGTTTTTCGACCGCGAGCTCTATATGTCGGTATGTCCTACCGATGATGAGACATGGCAGTTCGCCTTTGCGCTCGTTGCCGGTAAGACATTCAGATGTGCTTCGGACTGCAACATCGCCTACGGGTTACAGGTTGCCAACGTGCTGCCGTTGGCCGACATTAACAAGCCACATTATAACGAGATACACAACCGCATCGCCGCCGTGCTTCCTGAATATAAGTACGCGATTAAGGAGCGGATGGTAAACCTCGGCGTAAAATTCGCCGAATAATAAAATGAATTATGGATAGATTTTTTGCCAATTTCTTTCGTAAGCGTGAGAATCTGCCTGGCATACCCGCCACGACGAATCCAAATGATGCCTCGAATAAGACCCCAGATAACGGAGGTACATTCGAGGAGCGTGTGGTACATGTTTCACCGCATCGCCCTCAGTTGGCCCTGGCTGTATCGGCTGTCTATCGTGCCGTGGAATTGAGAGCAAAAACTGAGGCACAATTCTCCATTCAGTACCAGAAGATGAACGTCGAAGGCGGGAACTTCATTCCCGACTTGTATGGCCCAGGTCGTAATATCAATTACTTGTTGCAGGTTCAACCCAACCCTATCAGCACCGCCGCTTCACTCATCGAACAGGTGGTCATCCGGCGGTTGTTGTTAGGCAACGCCTTCATCTATATAGAGCGAGACAGCTACGGCGACCCTGTGGCATTATGGCTTGCCGAGTGTGGCGGCTATAACGAGATTACTGGTACCTATGCCATTACCTATTTGGGTGATAATGGCATGCACATGAAGTTTGACGCACCTCGTGCCGACGTGCTACACTTTCCGAACACCTATCGTTATGACGACGGGTTCTGGGGAATCTCGACAATACAATATGCCGCCGACACACTCTCGCTCATCAAAACCGAGAGCAATCAGGCGTTGGAAACAGCCGCGAAGGGCGGGCGCGTGAAGCTCATCATCGGTGCAGAGCCGGCGGGAAACGGGTACGCTCCCATCTCTAATGGCATGTTCGACCCCAAGCAAATGAAGAAATATGCCAAAGAAATCAATGATGAAGTGTATCGGCAGGATGTCATCAGCCTGCGAGGGCTTAACCATGTGCAGAATATCAGCATGACATCGGCTGACATGCAGCTCATGGAACACATGAACATGGGATTAGACGATGTTGCCCGATACTTCGGTACGCCGCGACCTATGCTAATGCTTGACACAAACAGCCACTACACGACCTACACCAACGCCACATTGGAGTATCTTCAGCGCACCGTGCAGCCTGACATTAACGAAATGGAGCAGGAGTTCAACCGTAAGCTGTTACGCCGTGAAGACTTCGGGCGTAGACGTATTCACCTGTGCGAGCAGCCGTTGCTCAGACTTGACAAAGAGGCACAGGCGAAGGTCGACGAGAGCCGTCTGCGGACTGGCACGGCTACCGTCAACGAGCTTCGCAAACAATACGACATGCCCGCCGTTCCCGACGGTGACATCGTGTACGTCTTGACCAACCTCGCAGAGCTGGGCAGCGATAAGCTCAGAAACAACGGCACTACACCCCAACCACAACCACAAGAAGAGAAATGAAAAATATCGCAATAGTTCACTATAACACCCCCGAATTGGTCGAGGCTTGTATCTTATCTGTGCGCAAGGTTGGATGCGAGTGGCCTGTGACGGTGCTCGACAATAGCGACGAGCGACCGTTCACGAAGCGCATGAAGGGTGTGAAGGTGCTCAACAACCGCAAGCAACAGCTTGTGAACTTCGACAAGGAGATAGAACGATTCCCAGACAGGTGCGAAGAGTTGAGCTACAAGGGCAACTTTGCCAGCGTGAAGCACATGATGTCGGTAGATTACCTGTTCGACGTGCTGACAGACGGCTTTATTCTGATGGACTCCGACGTACTCATCACACAGCCGTTCGATTACTTGTGGGATGAGGAATATGCCGCCAGCGGGCATGTGCTATGGACTGAGCGACGTGGCGGCGACCCTGACAGGCTTCGCCCGTTCCTGTGCTATCTCAATGTTCCTAAGCTCATCGAACATGGTGTGCGCTATTATGACCCAACGCGATGCTGGGGCCTCATGCCAGGCGGCAAAAAAAACCGAAACAATTTGTACGACACAGGTGCATCACTTTTGGCCGACATCCGCAAGAAGAAGCCCGTGCTACGTTGCCGCAACTGGCAATACATGGAGAACGGTTATATTCACTTCGGTGCGGGCTCATATCACAAGAATGACGTTGATGAACAGCGAGCGTGGCTTGAGAAAAATGAAAAGTTATGGGGTAAACCTGCAACGGAAAAAAGAACAAAATAAAACGACGAGAAAAAATGAATGAAAAGAAAGAAATCAGAACTGTGGAGTGCCAGTTGTCCATTCGAGAAGCGGCACCCGATGCGCAGGGCGAGTCTCGCACCATCACCGGCACGGCCATCGTCTTTAATGCTGAATCAGAAATTCTCGACGATTGGGGAAAGCGATTCAGAGAAGTCATCAGACCAGAAGCCTGCTCAATGGAGTTCCTGAATAGTCAGGACATCAAGCTCAATCTGTTGCATGAGCGCGAGATGTCGATTGCCCGAGCCAACAAGGGAGTTGGCAATCTTCACTTGTCCGTTGACGAACGGGGCGTGAACTTCGAGTTCGAAGCCCCACGTTGTGACCTCGGCAACCGCGCGTTAGAACTCATCCGCGCGGGTGTCTATTCAGGATGTTCCTTCGAGTTCTTTCCGCAAGACTATGATGTCACCGAACGTGGAGAAGACGTACTTATCACGCACACAAAGTTCCGCGCCATCACAGCCCTTACCATCGGCATGGACCCCGCCTACAAGCAGACATCTGTCAACGCCCGCGAGCTGTACGAGCAGACTCCTGCCGGTCAGAAGGCGAAAGAAGAGGCTGAGGAAAAAGCCGCGAGAGAGGAACGGGAACGACAAGAATCTATACAGCGTGAGATGCGTCGGCGTGTGGAGCAGATGCGTCGCATGGCTGACTTCGATAAGAGATTAGAATCTTCAATTTTATAATTCTTAAAACTGTTTTAAGACATGGAAAAGAAAACTTTTGATTCTCTCCGTTCGCAGCGTCTGGCTGCCAACGAGAAGCTCGGCGACATCTATGTGAAGGCCGCCAATCGTGAACTGAATGACGAGGAGAAAATCCAGGTCACCAACCTCACACGCGAGATTGAGATGTGTGAGCGTGAAATGACCGGCATCAACCTCGAAGTGACTAACAAGAAGCTGACCGCCGAACGCGAGAAGGCTGACAAGGCTCAGTCCTTCCGTGAATTGCTGAAGGATGTCCGCAACGGCAAGGTTGACCGTGAGATTCTGCTGAAGGCTACCGACACCAACCTCACCGCTAACATCGAGGCTTCGGGTGCTATCAATCTGACCATCCACGAGATGATTCCTACACTCCACGAAGGTCTTGACCTCCCCGTCGGTCTGAATGTCATCACTGGCGTTACCGGCAACGAGGTATGGCCCGTCAGTATTAACGACGTGGAGATGGAAGAGGTCGGCGAGGTAGAGGCACTCAGCGACCAGGTGCTCGACTTTGCTCAGGTTACGCCGACCGCTAACCGCGTAGGTCTCACCGTTCCCGTCAGCAACATGGCTATCGACAATGCCGCTTTCGACCTGCTCGCATTCGTGCAGACCAAGTTCGGCATCGCCCTCCGTGAGTATCTGGCAAAGAAAATCTACTCGCAGGCCGAGTGGAATAAGAACAAGGGCCCGTTCTCAGGTGCCACGCCAAAGGAAATCGTCCTCGGAGCAAACGCTTACGCTAACATCCTGACAGCCGTTGCTGAGTTCTCAGACAAGGGATTCTTCGAGGGTGGCGTATGTCTCTCGATGGACAGAACTACCGAGGCCGAGCTCATGGCAACGCCGAAGATTGCAGGCGCAGCCGGTGGCTTCGTTATCGAGAATGGCCGTTGTGCGGGTTTCCCCTACACCGTCAGCCACTATGTTAACACCACACTCGACTCCACTGGTGCGTTGAAGCCCACAGCCGACCGCTTCATCGAGATTGGCTATTGGGAGTGGTTCGCTCTTCAGCAGCATGGCACCGTTCGTCTGTCAATCGACGCTACCAGCCAGGCTGTCGCCAAGAAGAACATCACGGCCATCACCATCAACACGGCATGGTCTATGACTGACCTCTCGACCTACATCAATGGTGCAGACAACGAGTCTCAGGCATTCGGACTTTACAAGATTGTCGAACCCGAAAGCACTGAAGGCTAAATTCTCAAACTCTCTTCGCAGGTTATAGTTCCTGACCGGCGGGCCTCCGATGCGATGGCAACAGGCTGTGCCCGCCGGATTTTAAGAGAGACTACTGTCATAATTAACTATATATAAACCAGAACGCACAGAGATAGTGGGATTGTCAACCGATAGCATTTTCATCGCGGCACTCACCTCTTCCGCAGAGGTGATGCAGACCATTGACGGCAGACTTTACTCCACGGCAATACCAATGCCCGACGAGGATGCCGAAAATGTGCCCGTGCCGTATATCATCGTCTCGTTCAACGGGCTCAATAACGAGGGCACGACGAAGGATGATCCATTCGAGGGTGACACCGATGTAGTGCAGATAGGAGTGGAGGTGGCAGCCGTCAACCGCGAGCAGCTCGCAGAGCTCACGCAGTTGGTACGCTCGACCATCCATGAATACCTGACCGAAGACGTAGACGATGAGCGACAGACGATTGACGACTATCAGTTTTCCGCCGAGGCGATACAGTACGACAGCCTGAAACCATGTTATTGGCAGACACTCCGCTATCAATGTGACGTTTTTAATAGGACAGAATTATGAGTAAAATAAAAGGCCAGAATCTTCGTGTACTTGTTAATGGGGCGGTCGTAGCCAAGGCTACCAACTGTACCATCACCATCACGGGCAACACCGAAGATGTATCAACAAAAGATGACGTGGGAAACGCCACCGCCGAAAGCGTGACATCGCGCTCGTGGCAGTTACAAGTAGAGACCTTCGACGAGGTCAACATCCCCACGCTCATCGCAGCATGGAAGGAATCAACGCTGTTCACGCTCGGCTGGGACCAGACCAGCGGTGATAACAACGCCACGCCTGACAAGGCATCCTTCAACCGCACGGGCTACGGTTATCTAACCGATGCCTCCTTCTCGTTCAACGATAGAGCAATCATTTCGTCTAACATCACCTTCACTGGAAGTGGAGCAATAACAAAGGTATTAGTATGAAACGAGGTCAATTTGTAAGGTTGTTTATTGGTGCTTCTGATTCGACGACATGGATTATTGCCGCCGCAAAGGAGATGACGCTGCACATATCGTCGCAGGTTGAGGATTCAACGACTAAGGACACCACAGGCGATTGGGTGGAGAACGAGGTCACAGCAACCTCCTACGACATTCAAACCAACGCCCTGGTGCTGTCGGATGATGACACTCTATATAAGGATGGTACGAGCAGCATCGCATTCGGTCTCGAAGAGGCAGAGAACTGGCTCGACGACCGCGTGCTCTACTGGACTATCAATAATGTCAGTGGCGCGAACAATCGTGTGAAAGGTTCGCTCATCTGCAAGGGCCAGTGTAAGGCTACGAGCGTCAGCATATCGGCTCAGAACAAGCAGAATGCGACGTACAGCGTGACCTTCAACGGCTACGGCGTGATGAGCCTGACTGATTGATATACACCTATCGGGAGCCAGCCGACAACACCGCCGGCTGGCTCTTTATCTAAACTAAAAAGGAACTATAACAATGAAAAAGACCGATATTATCATCGCGGGCAAGACCGTCACGCTCGGCTATTGCTACGCAACCGAAATCGCCTTCAAGGATTATGCAGGCGAAGACATCCAGACCTTCATTATAGAGATGAACGACGCATTCGCTCAGAAGCGTCTGCCGGATGTCAAGAAGTCAATCTATCTCATCCTGTCGGGTGTGATGGCGTATTATTCAAGTCGTGACGAAGATGCACCTATTAAGGACACCGACCTGATGAACGAGACCACACCCGAAGAGTTGGCACAGGCTCTCGCAGCCTTCACGACGCTCTATGCGGAGTTCTACAACATCCCCATCGGCGAGCCGAAGCCTAAAGAAAAGAAAGGCACAAAGGGAAAAAACTAACCTCCGCCCGCGACATCTATCAGTTGTTAGTGGGCGAAATAGGAATCCCCCGCCGTGAGTTTCTATACGAAATCCAATATTGGGAAGTTGTGCGCATCATCAGAGGCTACCGCCGCCGCGACACGTTGAAACACCAGCTCATGGCCGAGTGCGCTTACGCTGCGATGTTCGCTATGCGAGACCCCAAAGGCAAGACGGTAGTCGATATGTTCCCGTTCCTCTTCGAGGACGACGAGGATGACGACGACACACCCATTCTCAGCGATGAGGAGATTGACGACCTTCGTGCGCTCATGCGCTCGAACAACAAGAAAGCGGAGAAATGACCCTCCGCTTTTTTCATTTTGCTTTTTTATAAATTTTGTCAAATTCGCTCATGATATTCTCCGCCAGCACCTTCGCGTAACGCTGTGTCTGGGTAATGTTCGTGTGACCCAACATTTTCGACAGGCTCTCAATCGGCACACCCTCAGACAGCATCCATGTAGCGAACGTGTGACGTGCGAGGTGCGAGTGCAATCGGGTGTCAATTTTTGCCGCCTGACCGATGATTTTCAGGTCGCGGTTGTAGTCGGCGTTATTGACAACAGGTATCTGCCAGTTGTATTTTTTCAGTATCGCCACCACGGGCGGGAGCAACATGGAAACGAACGGAACACCAGTCTTTACGCGCGTACCCACGCGCACATAACGCCCGCTTACCTTGTTATAATCTTTAATGTCGAACTTCATCAAGTCGGAGAATGACAAGCCTGTGTACATCTGAATAACGAAGAGGTCACGCGCAACTTCAAGTCGTGCGTCGCCCTTCACGTTGACGGCCTCTATGCGTAGCATCTCATCGCGGGTGAGATATTCCACGCTCTCCTTATCACCGCGCTTGAACTGACCACGCAAGGAGACATACGGGTTCCTGGCAATCAGGCCAAAACGTTCTGCTCGTGACAGCATGGCTTTCAGCCACTTGTGGTGATTCCACACCGTGCCGTCGCAGACATGCCCCACTGGTTTCTTTTGTAGGAGGTTCGCCGCCGACTGACGTGCAGGCAGCCGATGAAGCCACGCATCCCACTCACACAGATTCTCGACGGTCAGGTCTTCCCATCTATTCAGACGGCCATATTTCTCAAGACGTGCGATGAGCGTGTTATAGTGTCGCATCGTACCCGCCGATGTGTTTAGCTTCGGCACCTGCTCACGAATCCAGTCAATAAGTGGCCGCGAGCTCACCTCACGCACGGTGAACACCCTACGCCGGATGTCATCCACGTTGACCGTTCGGCCTTCCTGGATACAGGCGTTAAGTTCCTGCTCTACCTTTCGGGCGACGATGCCCACACGTTCGTTGAGTTCTGCACAATCGTAGCGATTCACTACGCGCCCATATCGCCATTCCGAGGGCAGCACCTTCACGCCCGTAGCAATATAGTACGAACGCCTGTCTATCGTGACGCGGACATCTACCGAGCCAGGCTTCCCATTCTTCGCCCTACCTCGGTAATCAAATATGATTGACGCTGTTGTATTCATGTTGAATTATATTCATTTTGTTTCCCCACAGGAAATCGCGGGGGAAACATTGGGGAAACATTTTTACATAAATCTACCAAAATCCACCTATTTCCACCACTACGGACTTCTTGAAAAAGCCCGTAAATACGGCAAAGTGCCTTTTTCCCTCAAATCCTCAGTAGTCCCGTTGGGGTTTTGTTTGGGTGGGGTGGAGGGTGCGGGAGGGGTAGTATATAGAGGGAGAGAGGGGTGGTTGGGTTGAGTGGGGTGGGGAAACACTGGCATATTATCACAAGTTTTTTCTTTGGATTTCTGACTTGTCGGCCACGCCGACGGGGTAGGTGTAGTCGCCCATGGAGGAGGTGCGGCGGGCTTGTGCGAGTTGCCGTTGAAGTTCTGCCACTTGTTCGTGCAGGCTTTCGATGAGCTCGTCTTTGTCTTCAAGGCTCTCACGAAGTGAGGCGATGGTTTCGTTTTTCGCGCTAATGGCGGCATCGTGAGCCGCTATCAGCGCGTTAACCATGCTCGACTGGTCAATGGTAGGCTGAGATGCAGAACGAGCCACAGGCGGCTCTTTTTGAACGTCTGAGGCTAACATGTTGACGTCTTCCCCTCGCAGCCATTGAAGGTTGAAAATACATCCCGAGGCCGTTTGCAACTTCGTGATGATGTCTTCGGTTACTTCGGTGTAACCTTTCATTATGCGTGTTATGGTATTTTCCGTAACACCCATTCGACGTGCCAGTTCCTTCTGAGTCTTAATGCCATGATTCCGCTTTAACTCATCGAACGCAGCAGCGAAAATGTTGTTTCTTTTTTCCATAATTACACACAGATATATTAAAATACGTTAAAAAATAACACAAATCAACACAAATACCAAATCTTTGTTTTATATTTGCACCCGAAATCAATAAAGTAAATAAAATCGGGCACAGGAATAGCCGTGAGGCGTTACCGCCTTATTCGTAGAGGTCAAGGGCTACAAATATACGGCTTTCCTTCCGATTTTAGAAAACGTAAAGAAATAATTTAATAAAGTTTAAGAAATGGTACAGGAGAAAGTAACACGACAAGAGCTGATGGCGATGAACGTCGGACAGACGAGAATATTCACGCTTATCAGGCCTGAGAGCCTTCAATCGGTAGCTTCTACGCTTAACCAGTTGAAGAACGAGCGCAAGGGCGAATGGACTCACCGCAAGGATTATGAGTCTGTGGCAATCAGTGTAACCCGTATTAAGTGAGAATTATGAGAATCGACGCAGCGACACGGGATGCCATCACATCGGCCACACGAGAGGCCGTGCGTGAGGCGATGGAGGTTTATAATGAGCGGTGGCTGACCGCCGAGGAAATGATAGCGCAGTTCGGGTTCTTTACAAAAGACTGGCTGAAACGCTATGGCGATACCCTGCCCCGTGAGCGTTTTGAGATAGTCGATGCCGACGGCGCACATCACGCCACACGGTGGGCCTACCCGCAGCACCGCATACAGCGATGGATTGAGGAACGCCGCCACACCAAGCTGCGGGTACAACAATACCGAGGGGCATCGGAGGGATGAGCAAAACCGGCTACACACTTCTATCATCCTGCGGGTTCGACTCCCGCCCCCTCACAAACAACACCCCACACCCCAAATAGTTCTTTGACTTATTGACACAAGGACACCGTAATAGCACAAGACACCACAGAAGGAAAGGAAAGTCTATACCACTACGAGTGCGTGTATCTCGTAGGTACTTCGGAACTGAGGCGACGATGCACCTGTGGGCTGCCTGGATTACGGGTAACATACACATTGGCCGTGACGGGAACAAGAGCAATTCTTCATACGCATTTTTACTCATTTTACTTTACTGCTCGGCAGTTCGACTCTGCCCACGGCCTCGATAATAATTAAAACCAAAGGAACTATGAAAGAGTTATTGACATTATGGAAGACCGACTGCCAGGCAGAAGGCTTCACCGCAAGAGAGTACGTCTACGGATTCATCGGTACACTTGTACTGATAATAGCCGTGATAGTTGAGGGAATTATAAACACGTTATAATCATGGAATTTACTGGAAGAATTTACAAGCTGTTACCCTTACGCAAAGGGACAAGACCTGACGGCACCGAGTGGCAAAGTCAGGAGTTTATTTTTGAGTATTTTGAGCGGCCTGACGACCGATGGTCTGACAAGGTAGTCTTGTCAGTGATGAACGAGCGCATCGCCGAGTACGACCTACATGTGGGCGACGAGGTGCGCATTGGCTTCGGCCATTCAATCGACGACTATCAAGACCGGTGCTACAACAAGCTGCGAATGTACAAATTCGAGAAAGTTAAGACGATGCCTGCAACCGAAACACCGGCCACGACACCCCCACCGGCAACAGTAACCGAACAAACCGAAAAAGATGACGACCTGCCATTCTGAATGAGTGCAATTTTTTTCATAATATAGTTTAGTTATATGAGTTGAATTGATTTTTATTTTCCATGTCGCCCGTGAGGGTAGCATGGTTTTCGGAGGATGGGCGATGCCCTGTTGGTCAAACCGAAATAAGCAAGCCAGCTCGGTGTAGAGGGTTCGATTCCCTCATCCTCCACAACTAAATCACACTTTCAAAGTTTTTGTATTTGTCCCCCTGCTGCCTGTGAAGGTCGCAGGGGTTTCGGAGGCTTTGGAAAACCTGTAATTTCGGCCATCTTGTACAGGTGTAGGGGGTTCGATTCCCTCACCTCCACAACGTTAAGATTTGAGTTAGTTATAAAT